AGGTTTGATCAAAAAGGTTGTCGAGTCTTTCGATCAAAAAGGTTGCCAAAGGTTTGATCAAAAAGGTTGTCGAGTCTTTCGATCAAAAAGGTTGTCGAGTCTTCCGATCGAAAAGGTTGCCAAAGGTTTGATCAAAAATCTCGTCAAGACGTTTGATCAAAAATCTCGTCAAGACGTTTGATCAAAAAGGTTTGATCGAAAAGGTTGTCGAGTCTTTCGATCAAAAAGGTTGCCAAAGGTTTGATCAAAAAGGTTGCCAAAGGTTTGATCAAACGTCTCGTCGAGTCTTCCGATCAAAAAGGTTGCCAAAGGTTCGATTGTCCGAGTTGAAATCGAAGTCCATACCGATGTCGAAAAAGAATTCTTTCCGTTAAATGGACGAGGAAGACAAGAAATCCGAAAATGATGTCATGCTTTGGGTGGGAGGGGGTGCTCTGATTTTAGCAGCTACTGCCGTCACGATTTATGTCATTCAGAAGAAGCGGGAAGAAGAGCTCAATGTGATGCGAGGAATTCCTGTCGAGAAGACTACAAGTGCGACCGAAATTATCACCTCTGGTAGGAAAACTTTGACCGGATATTGGAACACCTTCAGTAAAGCCGTGATGAGTCTTCTGGGAAACAATCAGTCTCCTCTCGAGGTCACAAAGGTTGGAAACTATGATGGTTCTCCCGAAGCCGTGTACGGAGATGAGAAAGAAGAAAACAACTGACTTCAACAAGAAAAACAACAAAAACTTTCGCAGGTCATTAAACCTTAGAAATCCAGAGATGGCTTCCGTGACGATCACACTGTTGGTGAAGAGAGGAAATGCTGCCGGTCTTCGTTTTCAGAACAGTGAGTGGCAAAGTTTGCTTCAAGAAGAGAGCTTGAAGACTGGATTTTCGTTTCTCACGGTTGACTACGATGACGTCAGAACTTTGTCCGATGGTCTTGACAAAAAAGTCAAAAGGTGTCCCTACATTGATTTTCGCTCGGGTGAGAAGGATGTTGCATATCCAATGGGAAAACTGCTGTTGGCAAGTCACATTGCAGCTTTTGCTCTCGATTTTCAGAAACAAGTTGGTGAGACAGTTGTCGCAGCTCGTGACGCTCCTGCCGAAAAGCCGATCGACACGGTTCCTCCCTCTTCTTGGAGGCTACCTTTGATGATCGTTGGAGGAGCAGGTGCCGCCCTGATAGCGATTTTTGCGGTTGTCTTGTTGTGGGACTATCGTAAGCGCGGAAAGGAGGATGCCGTTACTATGGACGATCCCGCTTTTCTCGTTCTCAGAGATGGAGAAGATTCTCCCGTCGATTTCACGAGGGTGAACTTCAAGGGTGATCAAGATTTGTGATAACATCTTGTTATAAAAAGATGTTATGACAAGATGTTATAACATCTTGTCATTAAATTAATGACGATGAGAAAGTCTCAAAGTCGATATATTTTTCCGTAGGTTTTGGTACCAAAGGTTGCCTTTTTGAACCTGTGACGTAGACACAAATTCTATGTCCTGCGCAAAAACGTTGTTCCGGATCTTTCTTGCTGACTTTTTCGCCACAAGCCCGGCCATGTCTTTTTCTTCCTTGTAACAAGTGAGTACATCTCTTGATTTCATCCATGTTTTGGCTAGTTGCTTTCAAAAAGACGATTACTCAGTTAGAAATATAATTGATTTATAAAAATCGGATCAAATTTTTTTGACTTAAATTGTCGCATGGAAGATCCAACAGTTGTACCAAAATCGTATCCTGATGCAGATGCGAGAGGAAAAACCAGGAATCTATCCAACCTGACTAGACAAAAATTCTACTACTATGGTGGTAAAGCGCCAAATCAGCCGAAAGTTCAAGCGAAGGCACCAGTGCAAGAAAAAACGAGGAAAGAGTTCATCGCACTGTATGAAATCTTGTTGCAAGGATTGACAGAGGAAACAGAGGATGCTACCGGTGTTTGGGAAGAAGTGGCGGGTCTGCTTCCCAACACGTATGATCTCAATCCTTACATTCTGGCGACTGCCATGTTTATTATCAAGAGAACTGGAGTTAAGGACATCTCGGCGCTAAATTTCAGCAAGCAGTTCGACAGAGAGTTGGGAAAAGCATGGCCGCAACTGGTCGCGATGCTGACGAAAGTGCAGAAGAAAACACTGGCCAGCAGCGAAACGGTCAACAAGAAAAATCAAAGGTTGGATGTTCTTCGCTACGTCGAGTCGTTTCTCAGTTTCAAAGCCGAGATGTAAAACATGGAAAGCTAAAGACCTTCAGGTCTGAGGCAAAAAGAGTAGACAAATTTGTTCTTCCTTTCAGTCAAAAAGATGGGGATCGCAGATCTACTCAAAACGCTCAAGCAAAAGCATCCCGAAACGATCCTGAAAGATGTCCCTCTCAAAACTTTCAAAGGAACGACACTTGCCGGAGATGTTTGCATTTACGCGTATAAGTACATGGCTGTAGCGAGAGAAGAAGCTTGCAAATTCATCGATGTTGCGAAAGAAGATCCAAAACATGAAAACATGCGCTCTTTCTGGTTGGAAAAATACTATCAACTCGCAATGGCTTTCATTGAATCGGACATTAATTTCATTCCGGTTTTTGACGGAAGACCATTCCGTCTCAAGGACAGGACGAAGGAAGATCGTGCCAGTGTTGGTCTCCAGAGAGACGAAAAGATTGCAGATTTGAGGCATGCCCTGCAGCAGGAACCTGATAACGACAAGATTCGGACAGCTCTTCATAACGAGATTATTCGCGCGGTGACTTTCCAGCCTCAAGACTGGGAATACCTCGAGGATATGCTCAGGACGATGGGATTGCCGGTACTGAAAGGACCTTACGAAGCCGAAGCAGTTTGTGCCAGACTAGTGCGAGCAGGTTTGGCTACCGGGGTGGTCTCTAATGATGGAGATACTTTGGCTCATGGTTCCAATATCATGATCATCGACGTGAAACGATCATATCAAGGCAAAAAGCCAACTCACAAGTGTACTTGTATTATTTTGAGTGAAGTTCTACGAGTTCTCGGATTGAGTCGAAATGCCTTCGTTGATTTTTGCACTTTGCTTGGAACTGATTACAATGATCGAATTCCAAAGTATGGCTGGGTGAATGCCCTCAAGCTCATCAAGCAGTATGGAAATTTGGAAGCAGTTATTGCCAGTTTGACTCCCAAAGTCGATCTCAAAGAGCATCGACTTGGTGATATCGCTCTGAGAAAAGAAATTAGAGGCTACTTTGTAGACGAATTGCCAGACAGTATTCCGGACCATCCTCTCACGCTATGTTATGAAAGTGGCCTCTACGATTGCTTCGATCGTATTTTCAATGGATTTAATCGCAAGAGAATGCTCGATGTGACAGTCAAGTCGGCATCCATCTTGACAGATTTCAATCAAAAGTTTGCTTGCTTGCAGAATTTTATTTTGCTTTGTAAAGGGAATGGCCACCAGAACCAGTAATCCGCCCAAAAAGGGTGGCGGTGGGATTTCCCCGATCGCACTGGTGATTGCAATCGTGGCGGCCGTCGTTATGTTGATACTTTTGATCATTGTATGGTACTTTTTGCAGAAATGTATTCAAGAACAAAGACAGAACATTTGTCCTAAAATAGCTGTAGTCTAAAGTTACAACTCTCTGATGAGAGAAGTAAATACAAGTTTGTCGACCTTATTTCCCTCCGATGATACCATCGTAGAGTTCATTGAAGCGAATCAATGGTATGCCACCATTTTTAGGATACTTGCGTGCCAACCACCAATAAAACTCTTCCCTCGATCCTGATCCAAATTCTGCCATGTCTGAAGAGAATCTAGCTTCCTCAGTTAGGCCGGCCGGAGAGGAAATCTCCGGATTAGTCAGAAAGGGACTCGCAAGGCAATCAGCTGGCGTAAACCTATCGTGAGGATTCCATACTAAACAACCATCTAAGAATTCTGCTAAATCTTCCGGTTCCGTATCGCGACCCCATCTGTCTAGCTTGCCTTTCTTCACTTCTGCAATAAATCTGCCCAAATTATTTGTCTCAACCCAAGGCAAGTCGCTATATATAACAAAGAATAATACCACACCGAGTGCCCACATGTCCGTCGCATAACTGAAAAAGTATGGACCAGCTGCTTGAAGCAGAATTTCAGGCGCCATGTATAACGGGGTACCTTTCTTGATATTGGAACTATTCTCGATCTTATTGGACAAACCAAAGTCCGCCAACTTGAAATTGCTATCAGAATCAGTAAGGATATTCGCTGGCTTGATATCATTGTGCACGATTCCTTGCTCTTTGAGATAACTGAGAGCACTAACCATCTGCTTGGCCAAACGCCTGATCAACACTTCGGAAAGTTGACCATTCACTTTGACCAACTGTTCGACATTCTTTCCGGGAAGCAACTCAAGTACCATTGCGATACACTTTCCTTTTCCTACTGGTACTTGCACAATGCTTGATCCTCCGCAAACAGAAATGTCGAAAGCATTGACATATCGAACGATATCAGGATGTGTGAGACGAGAGTGAATGTCAATTTCCAAGCGAAGAGCTTTATCTTCCTCTCCGGCTTTTTTGGCTACTTTGATGGCAAACCATGTGTCATCGATTGCGTCCTCTCTTTTGGCCTTGTAGACATAGCCGAAAGAACCGCCTCCGATTTTTCTCAGTTGCGTCCATTTGGTAAAAACAGGAGAAGCATCCATTTTATGGCATGGAAAACAAAACTCTTGTTTCAGTTTTCAGGACGCGGAAACAAACTTGTAGACCGACCAGTTTTGACGACGGCTCGACAAAACTTTTCAACAACTGAAAGAAGAATGGATGACAATAAGCCGCCACCAACGTCACCACCAGAATGGATAGCATTCTTTGTGATTATTGTTTTGCTCGTGGTGGCTTTCTTGTTGATATATTTTTATATCAAACCGCAACTCTTCTCAGGTTCTGTTTATGTACCGCCTTCTGCTCCTAGCGGTACAGTTTCTTGCCCAACTTCTCTTCCACCTACTGGTTTGACAGCAAGTCAAGTAGATTTCTCTAAAGTTAGTTTTGACGCTTCTTGGAATCCTGTTCTCGTTCCGACAACAACAAGTGCCGTCATTTTAGGCTACAATGTTTACGTCAATACTTCTCCAGGTATTACAACGACGAATACCAGCAAGACAGGCTTCACGCCAATTCCTCAGGTACGCGTACTTAATGCGGTTGGTACTCCGCTAGTTTATGGCACAAAGTATTACTATCGTGTTGCTACCGTTGATACTTGTGGCGAGGGAACATTATCTAGCGAAGAGTTCGGTATTACGGTAGTCGTGTGATTTTCACTAAACTCTTTACGAGTTGCGTGTTCTAATTATTGTGCTAGTTTAGCAAACTGTGATGCTATCTTTGCTATCGAATGTCCATACACATTTGTCTTCTTTTTCAAAAGCACGAAGAGAGTCGCTGGATTTGTCTTCTGATCTAAAAGATCATACACAGTTGGACGATAAGTTTCCCACTTGACAAGTTCCATGAGAATCGTTTTTTCCATCTGAATGACCCGACTATCTTCATAGCAACTAGTCTTCGGAAAGAGCATCCTAATATCTGGCGTAATTTCATCCATGAAGTATTTGCATGCTATGTAGCAGCACGTATAAGCTAGAAGACCAACATCAGTTTCGTCAACTTTGACGATTTTCTGTCCTCTTTCTGACTCTCCTTTCTGTACCGAAGTTGTAGACAAAAACTGTCCGCTTTCTGACTCGAGGAAAGTATCATCTGTCGTTCGCTCTTGAGGAACAGACATTTCCTCAAGAGCGAGCAAACAACGATCGTAAAGATCGAGTCCCAAGAACATAATTCTGTATCCAAGGTTGCAATGATCAACGGAAATCTGAGAAATAACATCAAGTCCTATATTTCGCTTCTCATCATTTGCGATTTTCTTGAGAATATGTGGTTTCGGTTCGATCAAAGGAGGGTTACACAATCCTCTCCACATAGGCGAATCGCCATCAGTTGGAACTTGTGAGAAAAAAGGATGTCTCAAAACTTCTGCCATGGAGATTCTGCAATCTGGATCTATCGCCAGCATTTTCTGAAGAAGATCATAGAACTCATCCAACGTACCAAAATTCGGGAGACCTTCCGATATTTCTTCGAATTCATCCACTTTGGGAGCAGATGCGTCAAACAGACTGGCGATCGGTTTGGGTTTCCATTTCGAGATCTTGGCATAACTGATGATAGTATTGCCTCCTTCAGTCATTTTATTGAAAGTTGACATGTCAGGTGATCCCAAGTGTTTGAATATTTTGGTGAGAACCTCGGTATTCTCCATGCGACTCGCTCCTTTGTTATCGGGTTGTCGATTAAATGGTATGTGAATATTGATCATCTCAATGAAAAGAACACCGAGACTCCACACGTCCATCGAATATGTGTATATTCCTGGAGACAACATGACTTCGGGTGCCTTATAAGCAGCAGTTCCAACATGTTCCGAGTTGATGTGTCCATTGGTGAGAGGTTTGCACATTCCGAGATCACACAAGATTGCATTGTAAGCGTCCGAGTATTTTGCATCTTTGTAAACTAAAACGTTGGCACTCTTGACGTCACGATAGCACATTTTGTGGGCATGAAGATATGCCAATGCGTGTGTAATTTGAAGCATGAATCGTTTTGCTATTGGGACAGTACATTCATCCCTCCTCTTGAACTCGAAGCAAGAGTCGATGGCTAGAGGCATGACGACAAAAATTTCATCCGTCATGTCGGACATTTTGCGTCCATAGTATGGACACGTATAGGTAATCGCCAAGGGTTGAAGAATGAAAGGATGTCTGCATCTCTTGAGGGCGTCCACTTCTTTGAGATGAACGGCGCCCAAGATGCTACGTTTTCTGTCTCCTACGATGAATTCTTTGATCGCATACGACTGTCCTTCCCTGCTGACTTCCAGAACGCGACCATAAGATCCTTTCGCGATTTCCTCTTCAAAGTGATACATTTTTATTCCTCTCGAACGAAAAACATTTTACTTCAAATGTGTCGGCAACCTTTTTGATCGAACGTCTTGACGAGATTTTTGATCGAAAGACTCGGCAGAGAAAACTCGGAATGAGCTGTCAGCAGCGAACTAAACGCAATGTCAAATGAAAGAAAGCATGATTTGCGAATATTTCGACGTCTTGTCGAAACAGAATGGTCACACTCGTGACAAAAACATCATGATTAACGAAGATGAACACATCTATTTTGTCTCAGGATTTCCGCGAGATTATTTCATGTCCGTAACGACATGGAAAGACACTCTTTTTCCAAAGTTTGATGCTGATGATGTCAGCAAGAAATTATCGACGCGTTCCAAACCGTCTCAATACTCTGGCCTAACTCCGACTCAAATCAAGACTAATTGGGGAGAACGAGCTGACCTCGGAAAGTGGCTACATCGCGACATCGAAGGATTTCTAAATAACAACATTTTGCCTTCCAAATATACGAACCATGATTTACTTTGTTTGCATGAAATCGCGTATTATGAATGGATTCATATGCAAAAACAACATGGCCATACATTGCCTGCTCAAATCGAGACCAAAGAGTGGCGCCAATTCATGCGTTTTGTGTGCGATAATCCTCACCTCAAGCCTTACCGAACTGAGTGGATGGTGTATCACGAAGAGTACAAACTTACTGGAACTATCGATGCCGTCTTCACGCTCGATCCAGAGAGATGCATTATGCCTCAGAATGAGATGCCGAGAAGTGAACCTATTTTCATTATCGTTGATTGGAAACGATCGCCACACAGAGTTTCACGCTCGGAGTCATACAATCGAAAGCTCAAAGATTCTTCTCTTTGGTTCATGCAAGATACAAACTACTGGAAGTTCGCAGTCCAAATCAACTTGTATACCATCATTCTTGGAGACAAGTATGACATCAAGTGCGATTACATGTTCATAGTACGATTCCATCCTGATTCTTCAACGTATCAAACAATACGAATGCCTTGTTTGGACTGGGCGTTAAGACCATTGTTACGATCAAGTGCGAAATAATAGCAGACTAGAGTTTTTAAACTCGCGTCGAACGTCTTGACAACCTTTTTGATCATTCTGGCTGACCTTTGATCGCGACAAGCGGAACTGAATCGTACAACTTCGATACTGGCGAAATGCGGAAGTCATGGGTCTCTGCCTTGCTGCGGAGAAGAGCGATCAAGTTGTTCCCACATTCGATCTCGGCAACTTGAATCGAGAGGAGGATCCAGCAGTTCCGTACCAAGATACTTGGATTGATGGAGAACTGGACGAAATAACTGACGAAACATCATGCTATGTCGTCGTGGACTTCGGAAGTTCTGTCAGAATAAAGGTCAAACTTAAAAACGTCAGGATTTCCGACGTTGAGCGCGAAGATTTGAAAGAAAGATTGCCAACCAGAATCAAACTGAAGCCAATCTCGTGGGAAAAAGATGGTAGGGAACTTTTGGCCGAAGTGAGAAAACGCTCAATTGACAAAGGTACTGAAACTGGTCCACCAGATAGTCTCTTCAACTAGTTGGATATCAAGCGAGGTCGTCAGCGGCCAAGTTAAAGTAAAGTTGGAAAACTAATTTTCTCTCGAAAGATGGGCAGAGATAATCTCTCTTATGTTGTTGTCGGCGTCATAATTTGGATATCTTGCTGGAATTTATCTGATCTACTCTTTGGTAAACTCAGTCGCTCGACACAGATAAAAATCAACATGACTATCTTTGTGACTGGCATTTTGATTTTTCTCTTGCTCGACAGATGTCATGGCAATAAGCTTTTCGGCAAGTCTTCATAATTCGTCATATCAAATGACTTGTTATTTTTTCGATCAAATTTTAGTCAAATGGACGTGTCGAAAGAGACAATCACGATTACTTTCGGAGAATGCGCCGAGAATCACATCGGTATGCAACAGTTGGGAAAACGGAACGAACGAGGTTTGTCAGTCCGTGATCTCCAACTTTTTCAAGAATCATGTCAGGAAGCAGGTTTCACATGTGAGTTCATCAACTTGAATGGAAAGTTGCCTGCAGATATAGAGCAAGCTGATTCCGCCGCGGTTCTAGTTGTGCGAGGAGGTTGGAGACTTTTTGATCTCGATCCGGATGTCACTTTTGCCACTCTGAAGGAAGTCACGTGGGATACCAAAATGTGGAGTCAGAAGCATGGTCGTGTGACGAACAAACTTGCTCGTCACAATATTTGCGTGGCGAATTTCAGACAGGTCGCCGATTTTGAACAGAAGAAGGGAAGCGTTCATTCATTTGATGATCTTCCAGATCTCAAAACGGCGAAAGAATCGTTTGAGTTACTTTTCAGACAACTATGGGAGCCAGAAGACAAGTTTCCTGAACTCTTCGCGGAAGGAAACAGATATTACGACGCGAGTAAATGTGGGCTGGGCTTTCATGGCGATTCTGAGCGAAGAATTGTGGTAGCAGCTCGCTTCGGTGCGAGCATGAAGATAGTATTCAAGTGGTATTATCGACATGAAACAGTTGGCGATATTTCAGTAATCAACCTTCATCACGGAGATATCTACTTCATGTCTGAAAAAGCTGTTGGAACAGATTGGAAGAAGAGTAGTATTTACACTTTGCGACATGCGGCAGGAGCATCAAAGTATATTGGAACGCTATAAATAACGAGAGGCATTCAGCCTCCAGTTGTGCAAAGAAAGCCGGTCTAAAGAAGACTAAGTTGAAAGAAAATGGCCGATCAGGTGTGTGAACTATGCGGGTCAGATCTCCCTAAAGGAGTTTCCGAATGTGAACATGAAGGAGACACGAATGAATGTCTGATTTGTAAGGAATGTGCGTGCAGTCAGTGTATTATGTGCAATACTCATTGCGAATGTAGTGATGAGCCAGAATCTGAAGAAAATGATCCAGACGACGATAGTGATTAATGTTTCATTCTATGCTCCGGCGAGCAATGAATTTTGTGTGATCGTTCTTTGATCAGAACGAGGGAAATGCGACAACGCCATCCTCGAATCGGATGATGTTCATGACGCACGAGCGAATCTCCAAACTGTACTGGCAAGCGGGAGTCGCAGCGTCATCAGAATCGGTCGACAACTCGACGATGTTGATCTCCAAATCAGTGGACAACTTGGAGTAGTTGGTGGAACCATCGATCTCGCTCGAGGTTGTGTCCTCGCAGTAAGCCAGCAAGTGCACTCCAGGCTTGGCAGGGATGCGGGCAGCGTGGAACTGCGTCTCGAGCTGCGAGAAGTGTTCTCCGGGCATGTTCGCGATACGAGGAGTGTTGTCGTACCAGAGAGTCACCTGGCGACAAGGGTCAAGACCAGCAGCCTCGTTGGTGGGATTCGTGCTGAAGTTCGAGAAGTTGTTGAGTGCTGAGGCCGTGGCGTTGCGAGCACCGAACGTCAAGTAGCGGGTAGGGTAGGAGAAGTTGAAAGGCTGACGAGTGTCACCAGCGAGAACCTTCGGGCCGGTGAAAGCCTGAACCTGCTGAATGACCAAATCGATTGGAGCGGCCTGGAAGGCAACGCGCTCGGCAGCCAGAACCACGGCATACTCGCACCACACTTGAGGCAGGGGCATCGTCAGGCCGTTCGAGCCGGAGACAGTCAGGATCGTGCTCAGGTTGACGCTCTGAGGAGACACATTGGTCCAAACGGGAGCACCAGAGACGGCAGTGTTGTGTTGAATGCGGATCACGCTGGTGAGGGACTCGACGAAGTTGATCTGGAGAGACAGGGTGTTGAACTTGGCCGCGCAGAGAGGGAAGTCATCCTGAGGGGAAGGACGGTTCTTCTGGCAGAAGAACAACTCGTGCAGAGGAACACGGACCGAGACTGGGGCCAAATGGGAACCAAAGGTCAAGGCCTTGGTAGTGTTGCCGATTCCGAGCATGTAGCCCTCGTACTGGCCAGCACCAAGGTTGATCTCGGAGAAGAAATCCATGGTCACGGAGTCGAACGAAACGAGGGGAATCTCGTTCACATACAACTGCACCAAGTCCACAACATTGTGACCCAAGTTGGGTGTGAAGGCAATCCGGTAGAGGGCCTGCTGATCCAGGTTGACGGTGATGTCGGGGGTCGTGAAGGTGAACCAAGTGTTTCCAGCAAAGTCAGCAGTCTTGGCATACGTGTAGTTTGCCTGGGTGGCCTGTCCAGTAGCCTTCAGGGGAACCGGCAAGCGGGCAAAGTATGTGATCGGGTTGATGTCCTTCGAGTGGATCGACTCAAGCTCAGCTCCAGCTTCGAGAGGCTCATACAAGACGGTATCCACGCCAGAGAGAGTTCCGAGATCCAACCATCCTCCAGAGATGGACGCAGTTGCCTGTCCAGATGACGACATGACTTCCTTTCTACACGGAAGGAAGTTTTTAATGCAAAAAAAGTTTGCAACATGGTATGAAAAAAGTAAAATGGAGAGGAAAAAGTGGGGCCGCTCGACGTTTTTGACCGGTCGTCCGAAAGGGAAAAAATGATGGTAAGCCGTCCTGTCGACAGATTTCTTGCCGGCATTCAATCATGATGTCTAAACAGTCTCTACAAACATTAAAACCGAACTGAGAAATCCAAAAGTTCTTCCAGGGTGAACAAAACATTCAATCAAGATGAGTGAAGCAGTTGTGACTAAGCCCGCCACCAAGCCCCGTGCCAAGAAGCAGCCTCCTTTGGCCCCAGAAGAGTTTGCCGCCAAGGTCGCACAAGTGATTGCCGACTTCATGCCCCTCATGAATTACTTTGTGGGAACCAACAAGCACAAGTACGAGGTCCTCGAGAATTCCCCCTCCAAGGCCGAATTCCAGAACGTCATCGGTATCCTCGAGAAGTTGGTCAAGCAGTACGAAAAGTTGGCCAAGAAGCCGAAGCGAAAGGCTGCCGCAGGTGGTGCTATCAAGGGATTCAAACAGCCCAAGTTTGTGTGTCCTCTCGGTGTGAAGTTCGTGAATACCCATGGAGATCTTCCTGCACATCTCCATTTGGTTCCTCTTCCTCAAGCAGATGGTTGGGGTATCTGGAATATCGCCCAGGCCACACAGCTCATTCAATCATACGTCGAGCGTCATCACCTCAAGGATCCCAAAGTGCGCAGCCATATCGCGTTCGACAAGGTTCTCACCGAGTTGTTCATGCCGCTCATCGACACTGTTGAGAAGAAGGCCTGGTCTCTCAGCCCTGACGGTTTGATCATCACCAATCACAACACATTGCAAGCTCTCATTCCTCGCATCTTTGAGAGCTTTGTGGTCGTGCCGCCGAAGTACGTGGATGAGGCCGAGACGAAGCGCTCTTTGGAGCGAGAGGTGATTCTCTCGAAGAGGACGCATGAGAACGTCTATGCTCGTGAGATGATTAAGGAAGAGGCAAGGAAAATCTCTCAAGCAGAGCGCGAACTCAAGCGTAAGAAGCCTGTTGATCCTTCTGCTCCCCCAGCTCCTGCAGCCATTGCCACTCCTCCTAAGTAAGTTGATCATCAACATGTAATTTCTCTGCTCTTGTCGAGCATCGAAAGTTTCTCAAAAAAGAAGTCTTCCTAAATGGAAGATGAGACGCCAGACTTATTTGAACGCGACCGAGTTCAAGAATTGGAGAGCGAGGATTTCGCCTTGACGAGTGTCGATGGTCTCGCCTTGAATCGCGAAGGATGCTCAATTGTTCTGTTCTACGATGATTCTGACGAATCGACCAATATGCATGAAATCTGGATCGATCTAAGTGAGGAATTCTCTGGTATAAACTTTGGTGCTGTCAATACGACCAGAAGGAGAAGTATCATGAAAAGAATCATGCAAATACAAAATAGTCCCAATCATCCTTTATGGAGATACTTCAATCGTATGTCATATCCAGCAATACTTGCTTTCCGAGAAGTGGAACCTGGTTTGGGCTTCCCGCAAGCCGTTTATAATGGTCCGAAGAGTTACGAAGATTTGGCTGACTGGGTCGCCAACAGTGCTTGCCAAGAAGGATACAATGAGTATCCTCCTGAAGAAGGAAATGAGGATGACCTTGTGAATGCTCCTAGTTCTACCAACCAGACAAAACAGAACGCTCGCGTCAGAAGAGTACTAGCTGATCGTGAAAGGGAATTAGACATCCTGAGCCAAAATCCGGACCAATATAAGGACATGCCCGAAGTAGTCTCTATACCAAATTACGGGAGAGCCAGAAGAAGCAAACAAACAGCAGACACATCTTTCTACAACTTTTAATACTCTTTGCTCTATCAGAGCGTTGAGACAACAGGAAAACTACTTGAATTTCACGAGATTACCATCTGAATTCTTCATCTGGTTCACAACTGTGAAGAGATATACGAACCAGAATGTTTCCAACCCGATCCGGCTCCTTGCCTTCTTTGTCTAGTCTCTGATCGACTAGACAAAGAGGACCATTTTTGAAAGAATAGTGACTACCAAACAAGGGATACTTGTTTGGTAGTTGTTCAAAAGCTGCTTGTAAACGTTTGAGCAATCCTTGATGTACTGGTTTCTTACCTTCTGCCACTTCTGGATGATTCGTATAGAGGTGATTAAGGGAAGCCAAGTAGAACAAACGAAAGAATTTCTCGACGTCTGATTCAGTTAATCCAAATCTGGCCAAACGTTCTATCGCCTCTAGTCTGGGCTGATAGTCTCCACAAGAAGGATTCACAACGTAACTATCATCGAGCTGATACTTTTGATCAAATCTGCACAAACGCTTCGTAGTCATAATGTCTATAACTACGAAGAAAACCAGGATATACCTCTCTTCGCGATGGAAGACAAGCTTTTCGACATCATAGATGATGTTCTTTCCGATGCGCCAATGTCTTGTCTCAATGTTGTAAAGTGTTGAATGTGGTCCGTAAATCACTTGATTGTCCTCACATTCGACATCAAAGACTCCAAATGGTTCGATGTCTTCGAGAGAATGTTGTCCCTGCAGAAAGAAAACGTGTCGAGTAAACCAAGTTTCCATTTGTTTTATTCTTACTAACTAAAATTGTTGAAATCCTTTTTAGGATTCATGAATTGGATAGTAGTGGTTCTAGTAATTCTGACGATTGTTTTCATCAGGAGAGAATCAAAGTCGCCACCAACATTGCTTTCGAATCTCGACACCAAGTTGCGAAAAATAGTTGAAGAAACAGGTTATTCCACAAAATATCGTCTTGTTGAACATCCCAGTTCTAGCTACACGATGGGAAAACAGGACATCCACATTTGTACTAGCTGTATATCTTCTGAAGATAAACTAATTTACGTCGGATTGCATGAGATTGCACACACGATATGCAAAACATCTCGGGGGAAACATTCTCACGATAGTAGATGGAACGATGTTTTTAGCGACTTGCTTCGAACTGCTGCCAAACTTGGTTATCTCGATGCTGAAAGGCTTGAATTATAAAAGCTAGACCATTCGCGGTCGCGCTTGTTATCCCTTGTGATTTGGAACCAAGTAAATATCAAAAGTACCAGATTCGCCAGCATTCATCGCAATCAACATTGGATTGCGACCGGAGCAATAAATACGCACATCAGTCGTCATCGTACAGCATTTAGCAACTGCTGCGATATTGCGTTTGACATCGAATTCTCCTTCGTAGATCACTTTCTGTCCATCTCTCTGAACACCGAAAGGGAAGGAACGCGTGACTTCCAAGTTTCCCACTTCGAAAACCACACAAGTCTCATAACCTGTCACTTTGATTGTTTCTGCCTTGAGTTGCGTTCCTGCTTTGCAAGCTTTCTGAAACTCTTTGGCCGAAACGGTTGCATTCGGTCGATTCATGTCGTACTTGAACGGAAGGACAGGTTTCTTCACATGTTCTGACAACTTTGAGAGATCGATGAGCTTGACTTTGCCCGAACAGCTTCTCTTTTTGTCCACATTTTGAACTTCCAACTTGAGCGTTCCAACATCATCCGGATCGACCCAAATGATGAGCATATCCTTTTTGAGAATCCCGTTAGTCAGGCTGCGAAGATTGCCTGCATCCACGGGAATTAGAATTTCTGCATCATCATCTTGATCTACTTCTTGAGGAATCGCCCATGCCTCGAAGTTCATGCGAGGAAGGGTTAAAATGCAAAGCAGAGTTTCTTTCTTATCTGTCGTGCGATTATCTGCTGACATGTAAAATCCAGTATTGGTCACTTTGAAAATCAACTCGCCGAAAGCGACTTGCGTACAGTCGAGAACAGATTTCAAAATATGTCCCTCTCTAAGTGCCATGTGAATTGAGTGATTGGCGATATCGCCCGATGAACTTTTTGCATCCATTTTTTGTTCGTACGCTTTTTCTTCCGCGCGCAGATTTTTTAGTCGTTCCGAATTACGTCTTTCCCATAAAGGCGAGGACCAAAAACGATACAATTTTGTCTTCCATTCTAAAGAGCTAATCGCTATTGCAAAATGGACCCAAAGTTTTGGGGACCCGGGTTGTGGAAATATATCCACACTGTTGCTGCAGCCGCTGATACTCCAGAAAAACGTGATGCGTTTCACAAGTTTATCATTGCTTTGGCACCTACGTTACCCTGCAAGGTTTGCAAAGGACACTTCGAGGAGAATCAACGAAAGTTCGACATTCGCAACTACAAGAGAGACCAAGAATCTCTCTTGATGTGGACATATCTGATGCATGATGCTGTGAACCAAGCTCAAGGCAAGACGAAAGAATTGCGTCCTTCCTGGGTTGAGATAAGAGCCCAATATTTTGAGGTCGGAAATGATGTCGCGGCGGTAGGTCCTGTGCAGACGGATGGTACCGTTTGTCAAGAGATCTGTAGTGCTCAATCTGCTTCTATCGTTTCTTCAACGAATATTACAAAAGATGGAAAGACATTGAAAATTTCTGCTAAAAACAGTCGGAAATAAAGCTTGATGTTCAACGGAATTCATAAAGAGGTCAACGCTGCGCTTGATTGGGCGTCGGGTCTTATCATAGAGTCTCCACTAAAGTCAGAAAAGAAATTAATCGAAATAGAACTTCGATTGAAATCCTATGGGGCTGGCAGAGGAGAAGGCGTGGGAGATCAAGATGCTTTCGAACGCGCCATGAAACGTGGTATGCGGGAAGTAGTGATGCCGGATGCCAAACAGTGGAGCGTCATAAAGCGAGTAGATACCGTCACAAGTTATACAAACGGTTATCGTTCGATTGAAGAAACTGACAAACTCAAGGTATTTCAACAAAAGGTGACAGAAGCCAAAAATGGTGTTATTCTCAAAGAATACAATGGTCTACTAGGAGTGGCCGTAGAATTCGATCTCGATGGATTTCCACCAGGTACAGGACAGGAAGAAAACTCGAGACGCGTGAGAGATCGCACTAGTTTTGTCTACAAGTCTGCTGAAGATCCAACGTTGAGACTCCGTGTCGATTTCACAATCGTGCAATCCACTGTTAACAATAAGGACCGCAAACATTATGAAGTTGAAATCGAAGCTAGTGGCAATTTTCCCCGTATTAATACAGATGCCAAGGGGAATCTTTTGCTCAATTCTGTGCAACAAAAGATGGATCAGATTGCTACCGTTCTATATCGTTACATTAACGAAACACCGATTATCTACTCGACAGAAATTCGCCAATCCCTCATTGGAGACATCAACACAATCGCCGTCGGACAACGTGAAAAGACTGAGGTAAATCGCATTTTGGACAGTTGGATCAACAAACCGCGTCCCTTAGAACGCAGAGATCTTTCTACCGGAAGCTTCAACAGCATGTTCCCAGCAAGTCCAAAAGATGATCCATTGTACTCTGTCACAATCAAGACAGATGGTCGTCGAGTGATTGCTTGTTGGCATGAAACTGGCCTCTATTTATGTAGTCCTTTTAGCAGCGTCGTAACCCGCATCATGAAATGGAATTCTGCGGAAGAAGAGAGTGGTATGGCTGGTACAATTCTTGACTGCGAATTGATAGAAACCGGATGTCTAGCAGAGCAAAAAGAGTTCAAGCTCTACATTTTCGACTGTATGTTCGTGAAAGCACAGGGTCAGATTGTAGACATACGACAAAAGCCACTCGAAACGCGACTTGCTATGGCGCGTTTCGTCGTTTACTCGTTTGGTTCTCCGCAGAGCGATTTGATAATCAAATTCGAGGTCAAACAGTTCATTACTTTCGTCGATCGAACAACTTTCTATGAGGCCAACAAAACAGCACTCAAACTGAACATGAGGGGAGGTGTTGAGCTATTCAGGTCTGATGGTCTTGTTTTCACTGACAGAGGAATCTACTTGAGCGGAGAACGATCATCATGCGGTTGCAAAGGTGTCGAAAAGAGAAATTGCAGTGAGTGTGCTTCTTTCAATGCAACGAAAAACCTCAAGTATAAGGAAATAGTGAACCTAACTGTCGACTTCCTGATTAAGATCAATAGAGATAGCCAAAAGACCATCAACACTGCCGACACTGGTGAGCGGTTTGCTCACGACGGGTTCAGACCATTTACTGGAAACGCGCGTTTCCCAACTCAGGCCACGCAGTTTCTTGATTCGATCGACATAGATGGAAAACAAAAGACTCTCGAAGAAGACCAGATAGTTGAAATGCGGTGGGATCGAGATCCGCTCGACAATCAATTCAAGTGGATTCCGGTCAGAATTCGCGCTGATCGCCCAAGTGCTAACAAGACGAATGTCGCCATAACGAACTGGAATCTAATCAACGATCCCATTCCTTTGGGATTGCTCAAAGGAGTTCTCAAAGGACGCAAAGTTCTCCAACTCATGTACCAATACCATAACCGCATCAAGATGGAAACTTTGGAATACTGGAATAGAGAAATTCTTGCCCGCTTCCAGAGGGAAGGTAAAAATACAGTAGGTAATGAAAATCCTCAACGACCAGTACTTCTCGATGTCGGATCTGGGAAGGGCGGTGATGTCGAAAAGTGGCGTCAAACTGCTTTCGAAGTGATTGCTCTCGAGCCTGACAATAATGTGCTTGGCGAACTCAGAGAAAGAGCAGCAAAAGCCGGCATTTCGGGTCGCATCAGTATCATCAATGGTAAAATCCAAGATACTGCACTCGTCACGAACAAAATGCGCGCAGTTCCTCTACTTCAGGAGGCAGACTTGATTGCTAGTTTCTTTTCAATGACGCTCATCTTTGAGTCAGCACAAAGTGTTCAAAACTTTGTCAATACGGTGAAGGAAACTATTGCTCCGAATGGAATCTTTGTTTGTGCCGCACTGGATGGGAAAGCGGTCAATCGCATTCTGGGTGACAAGAAGCAACTCTCTGTGGAAGGCATCAAGATCCAGAGAGGAGATACTCCCAGAGACATTTGGATTCGCTTTCCTGCCGCCGACCAGAGAATCGCGCAAGGTCAGCATGAGTTCTTGGTTGATTTCGATTTTCTGATCACGCTTATGGAAGCAGCGGGATTCGAACTGATCAAAGACGTGTACCTCGATAGTGAAGTCGTTCTGAACAACTCAGAGTTGTTCTATTCTCAACTCAACAGACTCATCGAAATGCGTTATATTGGTCTTAAAAAGGAGCCCCAGCCTTCCAAAAGACTGATGGAACTAGTTGACATCATGAAGACAATCAGAGTGCCGCGTCCTGAGATCGATCAGTTTCAAAAAATTCAGCCAGAACTTTGCGCCGAACTGGGAGAAACCAATTGGGTCACGATTGGAGTTCTGGGAGGAGGATCGTGTTTCCTACACTCGATTCTGTGGTCGATTTATCAACCTTATCGTACCATGCAGAACAACGATCGTTTCACCATGGTTTCCAAATTGCGACTAGAGTTGGCAACAAACTTTACTCACGCAGTTTACGACAGTATCAACAATGGTCATCTCAAGAGTTTTGGCGACAATGCTGGCAGCGTGTATTCTTATGCATCTCTTCGTGAAGGACTATCTGACTATACTTACTGGTTTGGCCTCGAGTTTCTCACATTTGTTCAAGACCAGTTGAACATCAATGTCCACATTTTGTGGATCGAAAATGGAGCCTTGCAGTTTTATCGTTTCGCCCCCGATCGTGCAATTACATTTAAACCAGAGAGGAACAACATACTTCTGTTCTGGGAGGGACAAAATCATTTCCAACCGATGGGAAGAGTATTGTCTAACAATATGGCTAGTTTTGTGTTCCCAAGTGATGATAAGATCATCACATCTCTGAAGAAATAACATGCTAGGTTCATTGAACCACGCATTACTTTACTAATCGGTGATGTAACTTGAACAAAAGTTGACGCAACCGATCTGGCAAAGGAATCTCATCAGTAGATTTCTTTGCACGATTCTTCGGTATGGAAACCCATGCATAAGCAGACATATCATGAGAGATTCTCCATTCTCCAATACAGTTTGTATCAAGATGTTCCATGATTGGTTCCACCATTTCTTCCATCTTGATGACAAAGTAGTCTGTCTGATAGAGTTGACAATCAGTCCCCCTGTAGATATCAGTTATGACCTCATCAAGGCAGAGAACAATGTTGGACAGTTTGATGGTCGACTCTTCCTCCAATTCTCTTACTGCCGCTGCTAATTGTGTTCTATCACCAAGAAGCGAGCGACCTTTCGGAAATTCCCACGGAGGACTTTCCTGAATGCTATCAGTCAGCATCAACAAGTCTTGGAAAACATGGTCAAAGCAATTGAAAGCAATAGTGACTTGCACCAATGTTTCTTTGAACATTCCTTGCTGTTCTAACATAAGATCCCTCCAAAGTTCATCGTGATTGCGAGTCATAAGGAGTTGCCTTTCTGCCACAGTGATGTTACTCAAGTATTCAAACAGATGTTTCTTTCTGGGACCGCATCTGATTATCTCGGTAAATTCAATGGTTGCCCTCCTTTGTAAACAAAAGTAGGAAAAACAGTCTTCACTCTCGTGTACTAAAATGATTCCATACGAGATGTAAGGAGAGTCTTTCTCCGTGCGCGGAAAAGGTTCCACATATCCCGGAGGCAGTGAGATGGTTTCTAGAAGACTTTGGAATTTCTCGTAGTTTTCTCGATTGTCTTCACTTGTGAGAATAACTTTGCGTTCCTCATCGATGCTAACTTGTCTCCACGTCATTTGTATCTTTCTGAAGACTAAAAGATATCTTCTTGCAAATAAAATGTCCGTCAAGATGAAGTCAAAGCAGATCAGCGATGTTGGTCAAATGATGATCGACGCGAAAGACGATTTGGATCTTGCTTTTGACAAAATCAAGGACCTCATTTTGGAAGCCGGTCAGCTTCCACCTTTCAAAGACGATGATGGAGTCTTGGTGTATCGCAAGTTGATTGTCGGCACTCTCACTCGCAAGGACCGCGACGAGCAACGCTCTCAGATGAGAACTCATGTTGGACCTTACGTCAAAATGTTGGCTGCCTTCAAGGATCAAATTCTGCAGAAAGACTTGACTTGGCTGAAAGAAAACGAAGTGAACATAACAACTGGAAAGTCCAAGAAGGCCAACTTGCCTCTCAGCAAGGTGTACGATCATTGTCTTCACAAGAATGATGCTCGTCTCGATAGTATTGAGGCGCATCTGTTTTTCATCTTCAAGTATGTTTGTGATTCGAAGGCCGACCCAGATACTCGAAAGAAGATAGACTCCATTTGTGCAGAGTATGATGTAGAGGAGGACGATTCGGCTAAACGAGCTGTCAACAGTGTGGTTAGTCGAGTTTCCAAACTGACCAAAGGTGGCCCGGTCGGATCGAATCCTCAAGACATTGCTTCGATTGTTCAAGCTTTGATGGGAGATGGTGCGTTGCAAGGCAACGGCATGGGGGGCATCGGTGATCTCGCCCAGGGACTTCTTTCTGGAAAAGTCACTATCCCAGAATTGATTGGACAGGTGAAGAGCTCAATCGAGGAACAGCAAGGCGAACAAGAAGAATCCCAGCCTGCCGATTCAGATGAAAAAGGCAAGGAGGAAGCTGATGGTACCACAGAATAAAGTTCATCCGATCTCCAAATGGAGATCGGATTGTTTTTAAGAATGATTCACATTCCTCTAAACAATAAAACTCAACAAGATAAACAAAGAATGGAGCCAGTCGAGTCAGATGGAGGCGAGTGGGAAGAAGCAGAAACTCCGGCAGAAGCGGCAGAGATTTTACATGCTACCATCTTTGAGTTTGCGAACGTGATTTACCAATTGTGTCTGGAAGATGAAACCATTCATCCCAAAAAGTATGAAGGAAAGTTAAGACCTTCTGCCAAAATTGCTGTTGTTACTGCTTTGATGAAAATTTGGGACAATAATAAGGAAAGATTGGCAGAACATTACGTGAACAATGTTCTGGGCTGGAAGCAGATGATTGCTGATCGCAATGATGAATTCTTTTTGAAGAACGATCATATCTATCCAAACGCTCCGAAAGAAGATATTGAATTCTTT